GGAATTGATTTTTTTTACGTTATGACAACTGATATCCATGGTATTTTCTTTCAATTAAGATTAAGGTTCTGCTCCAGAAACGGGCATTGCAAATATTATCCAACAAAAACCCCACAAACTCAACACAAAAGATTGGGTTTTTTCAGACTATTTTAATAAGCCGAAGGCGCCCAGAATGGATTTCCTTTTGAGGAAAAAAACAATCAGTTACGAAGCGATTAAGCAGGAGGAGACCGAGAATCTGACCACGTCCAGGAACTGGCCACCCCATTTTTGAAATTCGGTACTACCACGCCCACCGACACAGCGACCAGCCCCGAAAATCCCAAAATTTTTTCTGAATAGCAGTGCGGCTTCGCCACACACGGTGAAGATAGGTTTGAGTAGTAGTGAAGCTACGCTCCACACGATGATGGTAGGTCTGAACAGCAGCTTCGCTACGCTTCAGCACGGTGAAGGTAGGTCTGCGACAGCTTAGCAGCAGTGCGGCTACGCCACACACGGTGAATAGGAAGGCACGTCACGGGGGGGAGGGGGCTTTCACTCACGTTGTCCGTCTGGGATATATTCATAAACTAGCCCTTAAAAAAATTATTGTAATATAGTCATTATTCTGATGTATAATGAATCCCAACATATAAAGATATGCTAAAAGAAAAACTAGATTTGACGTTAAAGAAATCTATCGTGGAGGAGATCCATGAATTTGCGAAAGAGAAGGGTTTAGAGCGGATCAAGAGTTTAAGTTGTCACAATCCAGAGAAGGTGGCGAAGGTGTTATATTTGTATAGTCAGGGGGTATCTCAAACCCAGTTGAAGACGAAGCATAACATTTCTCACAGGACAACTCAGAAGATCCTGGTTGAGTATGCTGATCATGTTGGGAGGTGGCGTGATTTGGGGGGAAAGCTTGCTGCGCAGAAGACGTTGGAGTTTGATTCTTTGGAGCAGGATGCTATTGATTCTATCAGGGAGCGGATGCACAATGGGGAATTAAAGCCCACCTTCAGGGATTTAAGAGAGATTAGCATAGCTAAGGAGAAGTCTATGCGTGAGGCTAACACGGCTCGCGGCGAGGCCACTACAATTATTGAGGAGCGTAAGGCGGTTACCCAGGAGGATTACGAGCACACTTTGCAGGCTGCCAAGAACAGGATATTGGAATTAAAAAGAGAGAAGGCTATTGATAATGTTACCGACGAATGATTTTAGTGAAGACGACAGGGTTCAAATTGTTACATCTATTTTGGAAGATATAACTGATAAGTTTTGGGTGGTTTGTGAAAAGCATGGGCAGATATGTGTAATTGGACATAATCCAGATGAAATGGTATCTGCGTTATTAAAGAATCTTTATTCAAAAATGATTTATCCTCCTGACAAGCAATATTTGAATGATCGGTTTGATCAGCTTGGCTGGGATCATTATACATGGAATTAACATTTAGTCCTCATCCGATTTTATTATCACCTGCGGATGAAGAGATTGTTCTGTTAGCTGAAGCAGACAAGGATCTTTTATTGCAGATGCACAAAAATCATGAAGATCGGATATGGAGTGCATCTGATGATCCTATTCGATTTGGGTTTGAGTTGGATGGCTGGGGTCGTATCAGGGATGGGTTAGGTCATTACAATGAATGCTTATGTTTGGGAGGCAATCGTAGTGGCAAGACCACTGGGTGTGCTAAAATTGTAATGGAGAGTGTCATTAATGACAAGGGAGGACATTTAGTTTGTTTTTCTCAAAACGCGGATACCAGTGTTAAGATTCAGCAGGCGGCGATTTGGGAGATGATGCCGAGGGAGTTCAAGAAAAAGACAAAGAGCATAGATGGTTATATAAATTATTCTATGCAGAATGGTTTCACTGGTAGTAGTTTTATTTTCCCTGACACTAAGACCAGGGTGGATTTCAAAACCTACACTCAATTCAGCAACAACCAGACTATCCTGGAGGGATTTGAATTTGGTTTTAAGAATCCTGATCTTATAAATATTGGTGCATGGCTGGACGAGTATTTGGGTGATAGCACTTTAATTAACACATTACGATTCAGGTTGGCTACGAGGAACAGTAAGATGTTAATAGCTTTCACTCCGATTAATGGCTACACACCGTTTATAAATGAATATTTGAAGGGTGCGGAAATTCTGGAAACGCGAGCGGCTTCATTGTTAAAGAACAAGCAGGTTCCTATTAGGCAATACAGTCCCAGGCGTGATGCTTCTGTTATTTATTTACATTCTGATGAAAATCCTTTTGGGGGATATGATCGGATAGCGAAAGATTTAGAGGGGCGGCCAGATGATGAAATTCTGGTTAGGGCTTACGGAGTGCCTGTTAAGAGCATGACTTCCCTACTCCCGTTATTTAACACTGAGGTTAATGTATTGAGTGAAGTGCCTAACAAGCATGGGATAGTATTTCCTCAACATATTTCGAAAAAGCGTTACACATGTTATCATGTGGTTGATCCTGCGGGGGCGAAAAACTTCACTGCGTTATGGGCTGCTGTTAATGAAACGGGGGACATTTATATTTTGAAGGAGTGGCCTGATCGAAATGCTTATGGTGAGTGGGCTTTATTTGGAGATCCTAAATGGCGTTTGGGGCCAGCATCTAAGAAGTTGGGATATAATGTGGAGGGATATGTGGATTTATTTTTAGAAATTGAGGAGGAGCTGGGGATAGAGGTTTTTGAGCGCATTGGGGATAGCAGGTATTTTGCCAGGGAAAATGAGGATAACGATGATTTGTTTACATTATTTTCTGATTATAATATGCATTTTATTCCGTCTGATGGTCGGATGGAGGAAATTGGGATTCGTGCATTAGATGATTGGTTCAACTACAACCCCAACATTCCTGTTGACAATGTTAATAGGCCAAGGTGTTTTATTCACAGAGACTGTGGAAATTTGATTGATAGTTTAATTAATTATAACTCACGGGGGAAATCGGACGAAGCTTTGAAAGATTTTTTTGATTTAATTAGATACTTGCGAATGGCTAATGGTGGAGAGGGACCAGACCATGTAGATGAACGCAGTATGGCTGTTGTTAATAGAAGTAATGGGGGATACTAATGCCAAAGGTTAGATTAATTTCTATTGTTAAGGATTGGGACACCAACTTTGATGATTTGTATAAATTCTGCAGTGCTTGTTTGGAGGATAGAATGCTCACTGGCACTGGCCGCGCAACTTGGGTTAGTGAAGAAGGCCAAAAGATTTTAGGAGAGGAAAGGGATAATTTTATTCCTGAGATAATTCCAACTACATATGAAGCATTTGTTTTAAAGAATGCTCAAAACCCTAATTATGTTTTTGCTTATATCAGGTCTATACCTTTAAAAGTGCCTGTTATAGTACCAAGAAGATTTAGGGGAAGATTGGTTGGTAAGAACATTTTAATTGAAAAAATAGAAGACAAAAATGGAGCGTCCTATAGATACAAGCCGTGACATCACAACCAATGAGGTGTGGATCGGTAGGCAGATTGATCGTATCTCAGGATGGGAGATTTTGAAAAAAAACATTAATAGAGATTTTAGACCTATAAAGCCTAAAGATTTATGTGATAAAATGGGTGTTTGTGATCAGTATGTTTCCCAAGTAATTCAATCTGTTAAAAATAAAGTTAATGAAAAACGACAGTATTTCTGAATCTCTAACCTATGTTGGCGATAAGCCAGACATTAAATCCTTACGTTATTCCTATGACCAGTCTACTAATGAACTGGAATCCTATTTCGATTTATGCAGGAATAGTTATGATGACAGGCGTAATTGGTGGCCTGGGAAAAGCAGGGATTTACGTAAGCATGGTGCTGATGCTTTCCCCTGGGATGGATCTTCAGACATGGAGGCACATACAATTGATGAAAGAATTACAAGATTAGTTTCTTTATTTATATCAGCACTTAACAGGTCTAATATTCGAGCCTTTCCAGTGGAGGTTGGGGATATTCCGCGATCTAAGGTGGTTACAAATTTCTTAAAATGGATGATAACTTCTGGATATATCCCCAGATTTCAGAAAGAAATGGAATTGGGTGCAAATTATTTGCTCGAAAGGGGCATTTTGCTTACATATGTCGGCTGGCACAGAGAAGATCGCACATTTTTACAGCGTCTTAGCCTGGAACAAATAGCAGCTATTAACCCTGAAATTGGCGAAAAAATAGCTACAGGAGAGCCAGATGAGACTATTATTAATCTTTTGCAGGCCAGTTTTAATGGTGTCACTTCTAAAAGAGCAAAAAAGGCGTTGAAAGACCTGTCTAAATTCGGTTTTGCAGAACTTCCCATTGTTCGAAGACAGGTTAATTGTCCAGAGGTTAAAACCTTGGCTCCTGATGGGGATTTCATTTTTCCGCCCTATGTCACTGATCCGCAGCGAGCACCCTATTGTTTCTGGCGCACCTACTACACCCCACAGGAATTACAGAACAAGATTATTACAGATGAATGGGATGAAGATTTTGTAGACTTTGTAATCGACCGCTATCGCGGAGTAAACATTGATTCGATTGAGAGGGAACAGGAGGGTCGGCGCAGCATAAGCTTAACAGATAATGCTTATGAGGCTGAAGAACTCATCGAAATTGTTTATGGTTATCAGAGGTTGATTGACAAGGAAGATGGTTCAGAAGGAATCTATTGCACTGTTTTTCATCGCGATTTTGATGGGAATGAACAGGTTCCAGGTTATGCAAAGTTTGAGTTGCTCAATGGATATGAAGATTATCCAGTGGTGGTAACGAAGTTATCAGAGGACAGCAAGCGATTGTATGACACCACTACAATTCCTGATCTTTTACGTGGTATTCAAAATACCATTAAAGTGGAGAGAGATTCGAGAAATGATCGAAATAGCCTGGCAACTCTCCCGCCGATTATGCACCCAGTGGGACAGGCTCCGAGTGACTGGGGACCAGGAAGAATGATTCCTTACAGGAGAAAGGGAGATATTAATTTTGGACCAGCACCTGCATTTAATAATGGAAGTGTTGAAATGGAAAAAAACATGGAAGAGTTGGCTGATCGTTTAGTGGGGCTAGATGAAGAAACTAATATTAGTCAGATAAGGAAACAGTTTTTGGTAGATAAGTTTTTATCTCATGCTGCCGAAATAATTAAAGTGGCTTACAAATGTTTCCAGCGTTTTGGTCCTGATTCTATCTTTTTCCGTGTTACGGGAGTTCCCGACCCCCAAGTATTTAACAAAGGAAATCCTGATGAAAATTATGATATTAACATCAGTTATGATGTTTTAAACACAGATCCAGAAAAACAGGAAAATAAGCTTAATCAAATGGTGTCCTTAATGCAGATGGATCGTAATGGTCGCATTAATCCTGATAATTTAATTAATGCAGTTGCGGCTGCAGTAGATCCTATGTTAGCAGATAGTATTCTGCAACCAATTGAAGAATCACAACATAATTTATTAAACAATATTACAGATGATTTATCGAAAATTTATGCGGGTATTGAAATGCCTGCTCGTCCTAATGGGGCTGAAGCTGCTATGCAGATTTTGCAGAGTTATGTCCAACAGCCTGACATCGCTGCTAGATTGCAATCAGATCAGGCTTTTTCAGCGAGGCTGCAAAAATATATGGGCCAGTATCAGTTCGCTATGCAGCAAGCTCAGAACGCGCAAATAGGCAGGATTGGAACTGCTCCAGCTCAAATGGGCGGAGTGCAAACTCAAGCTATACAATCATAAACATATTTTTAAGCCTATTAATCCTTATGGCCTCCACGGTAACAACTCAGGAGTTTGCTAAAGATCGCGCTAAAAGTAAGCGCAGTCCTGGAATGATTTCATTTTCTAATAATTTGTATTCTCAAATTAAAGGACATGAAGGTTATTCTAAAAAAATGTATATTGATAAATCTGGTAAAAAACCAGTGAGAACAATTGGTATAGGTTTTAATTTAGAAGAAGAAAACAACCAGGATTTCCTTCGTTCAATTGATATTGATCCCGAAGAGGTTTTTGGAGGGAAGGAGTTGTCAGATAAAGAAATACGGCAAATGTACAATCATAGTTTGCGTATAGCTTATAAAGATGCCAAGGAATTTCTACCAGACCTAACTTCCTACCCGCGTGATGTTCAAAAGGCAATTATTGATATGTCTTTTAACTTAGGCAAAAACAAATTATTTGAGTTTGAAAAAACGCGTGAAGCTCTTATGGAAAAGGATTATAAAGAGGCTTCCAAGGAAATGATGGACAGTCTATGGGCTACCCAGGTGAAGGGTAGGGCTGAGAAATTATCAAATATGGTTAAGAAACATGCCGAATAAACCATCCCTACAGGAGGATATAGGGGTTTTGTCCAACTATGAGCATTTTGCTCGATTTGTAAATGTGGTTAAATCCCTGAGAGAGGAGTGCATTTTAGATATGCACGAAGCTTCTACAGACAAACTACAGCAACTTTCTGGTCGCATTATTTCTTATGACCAAATACTGCAAATGTGTTCCTGGGAAAATTTAGAAAAAAGGCATAAAGATTTTTTATGAACTATGTTAATATTTAAATCTCGCCTACACTCGGCGTAAAATAGTGGAAACAGTTATGGAACAAGAAATCGTTACGGCTGACGTTGAGGCCGAATCAAATCCAACGGAAAATACCAATATATCTGCGTCAGAGTTCGTCTTGAAACGCAGTGATGCACTGAAGACTTCACCTGAGGAGAAATCCAAGGATCAGTCGGAAAGTGTTAATCAAGAATCTACCGAAGAAATACCAGAGGTTAGTGAAATGAGTGAGGAGCAAGCTCCCCTTATAGAACCAACTGAAAGTGTTTCGGAGGAAAATGTTCTTTCACAGTTGAACTTAGAAAGTCTTTCGGATGAAGAATTGAAGGCTCTCAGGGAAAAATTAATCCCAGGGGCGCAATCACGCATTGCAGAATTGACCGCTAAGAGGAAAACGGCAGAGGAGCAATTAAATGCTGTCCAGGCAAAAACTCAAGAACTGGAATTACAAAAACCTGAAGTTAAAAATAATCCGTTTCGTAATATTGAAACTATTAATGATCTTCAGAGTAAATCCAATGAGGTGAATAACATAATCGACTGGGCTGAGGACATTCTTTTTAAGTCTGACCAATATAGCCCCGAAGAAGAAGTTACCACTGTGGATGGTAAATCTCTTACTAAAATACAAGTGAGAGATGCTCTAAAAAATGCTAGAAAGTCTAGAGATGTTTTAATACCTGATCAATTAAGTCATTTGCGACAACTCCAGAATTCAGTGCAACTTCGGCAAGAGCTTGGATCTCAAGCAATTAATGAGTTAAACTGGCTTCAAGGTGAAAAACCAAATGAATTAAAAGAAAAGTTTGTTGGAATTATGTCTGACCCAAGGTTAAAGGAAATTGAAAAACAGTTTCCAGATATAGGATCGCAACTTCCGTATTTTATGGCTCATGCCACGAATAGTATATATGGAAGAAAACTAATAGATCCTGAACCTGCTTCAGCACCTGCTAAAAAAACGGCATCACAGCCGCAACTTAATCCTCCTTCAAGCGCGACACCTTCTGCTGCATCTTCAGCTAAGTCTGATAGACCATCTAATAAACAACTGAAAGAATTAGACAATAGATTTAAAAAGTCAGGACAAACGAACGATTTCGTCACCTTTAGAACCTTACAACTTAAAAACCGATAATAAATCATGGCGTTTTCAAATACATATGATACCTCAAATACTGGGTCGGCTGTTTCCAATCGTGAGGACTTGCTTGATGTTTTAACCATCTTGGCTCCCGAAGAAACACCAATCCTTTCATCTGCTTCTAAAAGCAGAGCTAGTGCTACGTTTGTTGAATGGACGGTTGACAGTCTTTCTGATCCCACCACTGCAGGAATTGCAGAAGGGGCAGATGTCACC